CGCTTCTTGAACAATGAGCAGCACCCCGGTGGATACGACCCGGTGACCCAAGGCTACGGCGGCATCAGCAGCAGAGGCCGTGCCCGCCACATCGTCATCAACCTGATTGCCCCGCTCTACAAGAATATCCTGTCCCGCCTCAGCACCAACTACCCCGGTGTTGCGGTCATGCCCACAAGTGCATCTTCAGGCCACATCGTTCAGGCCCAAAGCAGCGAGGTCTACCTTCGCTACACTTGGCATGTCCGCAAGGTGGACCGGGTTGCCCGCCGTCTGGTGGAATACTTGCTGTCCTTGGGCACAGGTGCGGTTCAGGTTTATTGGGAGCCGGGTGACACCACCCCGAATATCCGGGCCGTAAATGCCTTTGACCTTTTCTGGGATTCGGGTGCCCTGAACCATGAAGACAGCGATTGGATTGCAATCCGTCGTTGGGCCACCCCAAGGGACTTGAAGAAAGCCTACCCCGACTTCATCGACATCGAGGGTGTGGATAACTCGGCAGGGTCGGGCAACTTCAACAGCCAGCTTCGCTACACCGACGCCCAACCGGCACCGGGGAAAATTGAAGTGTTCGATGTTTACCATGACGGTGAACACCTCGTTTATTCCAACGGGCAGGAGCTTTCCCGCTTCCCCACCCCGAGCGGTATTACCCCTGTCCACGTTGCCATCTGGACCGAGGTGCCCAACGTCAGCTACGGTCAGGGCCTTGTAGAGCCTTTGATTGACCTTCAGCGTGTCTACAACGCTGGCCGTGAAATGGTCATGATGAACGCCGCCAAGATGGCGAACCCCAAGTGGTTCATTCATAGCGAGAGCAACGTAGCCGCCAACGCCTTGACCGCCAACACCGGGGAGAAGGTCTACTTCGACGGCCCCATCAAGCCGTCACAGGCTGTAGGGGTCCCCCTGCCCGCTTACGTCATCGACAACCTCCGCACCATCCCTACAGAGATGCAGGACGTTGCAGGTATCCACAGTGCAACCCTTGGGCGTCGTCAGGCAGGGCAGTCCGGTAAGGCACTGGAAATCCAGACCAGCAACGACCTGTCCAGTATTCAGGTCAGCCAAGAGTGCATCGAAGATGCTTTTCAGGGCATGGCCGAGAGCATCCTGTGCTACGCCAAGGAAAATATCACCGAGCCGGTCATGGTCCGCCAGATGGGCACCTTGGGCCGGGTGATTTTCCAAGAGCTTGCCAACACCGACATCGTTGAAGCCCCGCAGGTGCTTATCGAGACGGGCACCCTCTTTCAGGACAGCATTCAGGACCGGGAAAACCGGGTGCTTGCACAGTTTCAGGCTGGCCTTATCGACAAGGAGATGGCCCTCAAGGAGCTTTCCTTCCGCACCGGCAACAGCTACCTCATTGAACACATGCAGGAGGTTAGCCACGCCACGGCCATGCTCAAGATGGTTGCCCAAGGTGACGCCTTGCTTGACCTCAGCCCCGCCGACGACCGCAACGTGTTCATGGAAGTGTTCAGCGAGTTCATGCGGACACCGGAGTTTTACGCCCTGCCCGACCACCGGCAGCAGTACATCTCGGACCTTATCAAACGGCAGTTCATACCGTCCGAAGCCTCCCGACCTGACAGCCGTGAAGATGCGGTCGCCCAGCTTGGTATGGCAGAGTCACCGGGGATGCAGGCACAGATTGCGGGCAGTGCCGTGAACGCTGCTGAACGACAGGCCGAGATGAACGCCGTCAACAACCCCACCAACGAGGCCATCCGGGCTGATGGTGCGATTCCGCAGCAGGGGACACAATAATGGCAATCCTTGAGTATGTTGAAGACGTGGCTCTTTATTTCAGGGAGCTTACCGACGAGCCTGACCAAGGCTTCATGACCGACGCTGTGGCCCAAACGTGGCTGCAAATCGGCTACGACCACTACTACCAATACATGGTCAACGCCGACCCCGAGCGGTTCATCGCCACACACCTGATGACGCTGGCTGATGTGCGGACCTACAGCTTGTCGGGCATCTTGTTGGGTGCCGCTGCCCCAAACCGGCTTTACCAGCTTGTGCGTGTGGTCAATATCAACACCGCCACCGGGCAAATTGGCACCTACATGTACCCCGTCTCCAGCCGGGAAGAATTGGACTCCATCGAACGTAGCTTCAACATGGTGCTGCTGTCGGCAGAGGCCCTTTTCTTCAGTGCCAACCAGAGCGGGGATTACCGCATCGATTACGTCCCGGTCAGTCAGGTGGATTGGACCCAGACCACCGTTGGCGACAACGAGTGGATCGATGACCTGATTCCCTTCCACGACATGATTGCCCTGTACGCTGCCCTGCAATACTTCGCTTCAGCAGGTTACAGCAACCCGCTGGTGGAGCAGCTTATTGTGGTGCGACAGCAGGCGTACAAGGCCCACTTGCAGCGGTCACGGAGCATCAACGCAGCCCGCTACGTTCATGACGACAACCCCTACGGGTGGTAGGTCGTGACATCAAGCACCACAAGGGGTGGTAGAACATGACAGCCCGTAGCAACAATCAGGTGCTTGCCCCGAACATCGCATCGGGCATGAACCCCAACAAGGACTCCGCACCTCTGTGGGTCCAGAACCTGACCCGGCACACCGGGGATGGCGGTTGGGATACACGCCCCGGTGCTGGCCTGCTTGCCCGAGTCGATACCAGCCTAACCGCCAACAAGCTCTCCAACCAGCAGGACATGGGCATCAACCGAGTCCTTGGCGTCCACAGCTTCTACACCAGTTGGGGCACCAAACAGGTCATCACCCTTGTCCGCAGTCAGGCATGGTTGGGGGACATGAAGGAGTCCCTGACCAGCAAGTTTGGCGTGGTCTACAGCCTGTTTGTCTACGACACCACCTACGACAGCGTGCAAGAGCATACCCTGCACCGTCACACCTCTGATGAAGAAGGCAAGAAGGTCTGGCAGCAGCACGGCCACTACGACACCGACATCGAGACAGACCGCCAGCAGTGGGTTGACGCAGGTGCCAGTAACCTTGTTGCTGGCCGTGACCCGATTGACCGTGAAGAAGCATGGTTCACCGACCCTTTGTTGGGCAACGTCATCTTCGGCACCAACAAACTTGGGGCGTGGGTCTACACCCCTGCACCGCCCACAAGTGCTGCACGGACACAGGCCAACAGCACCTTCGCCCGTGAATACAAGGACACCGAATCGGAAGACGGCCTTGTGGTCCCGCTTATGCAGCGTGGCAGCTACCTTGCTGAAGAAGACGGTTACACCTACTACACCACCGAAGAAGTGGGCCACCCTTCAGACGCTGTTGTTGTCGGCAGTCGGGTCGCCTTTGCCGTAGAAAACACGGTGCTGTGGTCCAACCCGGAAAACCCTGCTGGCATCGTCATCGAAAACGTGGACGTATTTGAAGAAAATATTGTGGCCTTGGGGTCCATACTTGGTGTGCTGTACGTCTGCACTGAAAACCGCATCTACCTGCTGTCCCCGGTCAACGGCTTTGTCGTGTCTGGGGGTGACCTTCGCCTTGTCTCCGGTGAGGTGGGCTGCCTGTCACCCGCCTGCATCACCCGCTTCGGCGGCACCCTTGCTGTAGCCCACACCAGCGGTGTCTACATCCTTGACGGCAGCGTAAGCCTGACCAAGACCTCTGGGCCTCTGGGGCCGCTGTTTGACGGTGAGGGCCTTGTTAGCCCTTGGACGCAGTTTGCCCAGCCCACGATGGTTGCGAACGGTCGGGATGTCCCACAGGTCTACTACAGGTTCAACGACCTCACCCGCATCGGGGCACACCTGACCACCGACGATGGGGGCCGGATGTTTTTCGGTGTCCCTGCCCTTGACCTCACCTTTGTCCTTGAGTCCGGTGAGTGGCATGTGTGGACCTTCAACACGTTGGTCAACAACGCCGACGAGATTACTTTCACCAACAACATCCCCAACGCCCGCTACACCTGCCTTGGCTCTGACATCTTCGTGGTGTCTGGCCCGACCACACAGGCACAGACCGATGAGAGCGATAGGCTGGCTTGGTCCGCCCCCAACCGCAGCATCGCCTTCTTGCAGATCGGGCGTGGTGGAAGTCTTGACCGCAACAGCGGCTTCAACGAAGACAAACGCTACGTTGCCGGTGAGTGGATTCTGGAGCCGATGAACCTTCAGGAGGGTGATGCTATTCGGGACCGGGGTTACTTCTTCTTAGAGAAGCCCAAGGTTATTCCACCGGGCACCGTCCTTGATTGGGCGTCCGTGACCATCGGTGCGAGTGAGGAAGCCTTCTACGTCCCGATGACCTTGGTGCCGCCCCGGTCTGCTATAACCCCCGGCATCTCCAACGTGGCGGAGTTTCAGTTCAGCTTCACCTTCGATAACGTCAACTTTGAACCCATCATCAATACCAACGCAGCCCAACTCTACGAGGTGGCCTACCGTCTGCCTGTAGAGCGTCTGTCTGCCGCCCCGGCCTACTCCTTGGGCACTGCCATCCATGCAACACCTGAAGGCATCATGGTGTACGACAACGCCACAGGACTGCCTGACCCCAACGGTGATGAAATCCGGGGCTACGTCAGCTACAACTTTGGCGGTACATGGACCGGCTTCCCTTACTTCAATTTTCTGCGACGGCACCGCAACCCGCTCTTGTCCCTCGCCTTCAAGAGCAAAGGAGTTTCTGGTGCCATCTTCAGCTTCCGCATGGACGGCGTGACCGCCAACTGCGATGACCTCGCCAACCCCTACCCCACCGGGATGCAGATTTGGCGTGACACCATCCAAGGAATGCGGGTTGAATGGAATGAGGTCAACGGCACAGACCGACAGGCGGTTGATTGGATGCTGCACGGACCCGAGATTGCCAGCGACGGGCAGATGATGAAGACGCAGGGTGTGGCCCTTCGGAGCCAGACAAGCGGGCAGTCAACCAGCAACTCCATCGGTGTGAACTACCCGCACGGTTTGCTCAACCTCGCCATGACCTCCAGCCGTAAGGGCTTGTCTGGGCAGGCCACCGACATCACCCCGCCGCTAGTTTCTGCACCCGGTTTTCAGACCCTCACCCACGACCCGCTGGTGCCCCGCATTGGTGACCCTGTGACCAACGCCGTGTTCGGTGGCACACCTACATGGGGTGACGACGCCGTAGAAGCCAGCGGAAACGTAATCATCGCAGACACCCCAACCGACAACCTGAACATCAGTGGTCGCATGTCCGGTGACGCTATAAGGCTCACCCTGTACGGCCACATCCGTGACAAGGCAGAGCGGTTCAAGGTGTTTGCTGTAGCCGCCGTCATCCGTCTGATGGGTGGTGGCCCGAAGAAGCGGGGGCACTGATGGCAAGGAATGTACGCCCAAGCCCGGTTACTGCTCGGGGTGAAGCCCGCCCGGTACTGGATGACAGGCGACAACTTGCAGAGCTTCAGGCGTACAACAGTGCGGTGCCTACCGTATTACCCGGTAATAAGCTCACCAGCCCCAAGACAAACCGGCAGGACTACAGGCTGGGCGAGGGTGACTACCACCCCGTAAGAGCGGCCAGCACCGTGCGTGTAGATACTTTGGGGTCTGGCTCCAACAGCGTCTTGACAGGCAACCTCAGCATCACGACACCGTTTGCCTTTTATCAGGGGGTCCGGTTTCAGGGAAACATCACGGTCAGTGCAAACAGTGTGCTGATGTTGGTGGGGTGCGAAGTAGAGGCAAGGGTCAACCTTGCCGTAGGTGCGGTGACCCATGCGGTTGCTTGCCTTTTTTCAGCAGGGGGTTACCTCGACAACACAGGTGGGGCTGTGGGTGACTGCAACGCCACTAACTGCCACACGACCTCTGCCATCCTGCATATCAACACCACCACAGTGAGTTGCACCACATGAGCAATCGGAAAATCACCAACATTCAGTTTTCGGATGGCTCGGTCATCGCTGGTGACCAGCTTGATGCTGCTTGGGCTGACGTACAACGCCGGTTCGACGCCCTGAAGTTGAGCGACGTAGAGCGAAAATGGTGGGAGACACAGCTTGTCTTTGGCTATGAGCCACGCCGCAACTCGTGGACGCATGATGTAGGGCCGGGTGCAACCCGTATCAAAGAGATGCCGTGGATGAACCTGCAAATCATCAACGCCGATGACAGCACCCTCAACCAATTCAAGGGGGCAGACTTCCCCGGCATCAGCCCGCCCAACTACGGTGTCGGCTACGTTTGGGCCATCAACTGGACCACTGGACCCTCACCACAGGTCATCACCGCCCTTGATTGGTTTCTGGAGACAGACCGGGAAACCGGCATCTACCCGATCACATGGCAATGGCTGGCGAACATGCC